GAGTAAATGATGGGTTCATATGATTCATTTCTAAAATATCGTCCCTAATGTTTTGATTGCGTTTTTCAATGTTAATAATTCTAACAAATGAGTTTGTAACTGCGGCAGTATAGTATGCAAATGGATTGTTTGATTTAGATTCGTCAAATTGTAAGCCTATTTGTGCAAGTTGTAAAATTGCTTGTCCTTTCATTTCATCATTATACGTATATCCTCTAACATTGCCTCTAGTTGCGTATCGTTCACATAACTTCATCCACATCATAGCTAATTTATTAGTTGCTTGACCACAGCCTTTATCATAATAACCGTTTTCCATACCTCCAACCCAATGACTTTTGCCAACAACTTGAAGTTGGCCTTCTTCATTAAACTTATAATGTTGGAATGGTGGGAAATTTAGTTTTTCTTTAGTATCAGCAATAGTTTTAGGTTTCTTTTTGCGTCCTTTGTCATCAGGTATATGATCAAACATCATTATTCTAAAAACTACATCTGTTTTATTGATTTTTCTATAATCAATATCACAATCTGCTTGTTTTATCTTTTCGCCGTCTGCTTTACGGGTTTCATAGTCTTTTTGACCAAGTCTTTTAGCCTTGTTTCGTTTTGCCTCAGCAGTTGTACGTATGTTAATCTTATCAATGCTCGGTAAAATTATATCAAATTGATCGTACCCCTCATCTGTGAAACTGCTAAATGTGTTTTTTGATTTGTGGATCTCTGCTAGTAGATCTCTGTTATTCAAATAGTTTACTTTTCTCATTAATTTCTCCATGGTAATAGCTTATTATAAACTATGTACTTAATAAAGTCAACTAAATACTTGAAAGAGGATAACCAAATGATTAATACATCGGATCTACAACGCCAGGTTAGCAATACAGCAAGTAACCTACTTGGTTCCGCATCAGCGGCCGCTTCTAATGCCGGTTCGTTTTTGGGACCTGATGGCATACTTAACAAGGGCGTTAACGCCGCTAAAGGGCTTCTAGAAAAGATACAAGACCCTAGCAAGTTAATGCAATCATTACGATTGGCGACAGGAGGTGTTCCGGTAGACGCAATAAATGATGTAATAAACGTGATAACCGCGGCAAAATTTCCTGCCGGAGTTGAACAAGATTGGCGGGTTAAATTAAGTCTTCCTAGCACAGAACCTTTTTCTAGTGATTCGAAAATATTGTATCCTCTTCATGCGACAGGCGGGTTAGTTTTTCCTTTCACACCAGCTGTATTAATATCACATAGTGCAAGTTATAATGCATTACAACCTACACATAGTAATTATCCGTTCCAAGTGTATGCAAACTCACAAGTGGACCAGTTAGTTATTACTGGTGATTTTTTTGTACAAAATGGACACGAGGCACAATATTGGGTAGCGGCACTTCATTATTTAAGAAGTATTACAAAAATGTATTATGGTGGTGAAGGAGAACAGCTAGGTGCTCCACCACCGATTGTTTATCTTGACGGATATGGAGATTATGTGTTTAATAGAGTCCCAGTAGTTGTAACTACATTTACAATTGATATGCCTGATTCTGTTGATTATATTTGCACAGAAATTGTTACAGATTCAGATGCTAAAAAAGCCGATAAAAAACATCGGCCATGGGTAGGTGCAGGACCTGAATCTTATAGTAATCATTTTTATCAACAAGGCTCTACAAAGGCATCACTGCATGGTTGGGCACCAACACAGAGTTTATTTTCAGTTACTTGTCAACCGATTTACAGCAGACGGGCACTTGAAGGATTTAGTCTTGAAAAATTTGTTAAAGGTGAATATATTAGTAACAAAGGTGGAGGATTTATTTAATGGCATACAGAGCATCAAGTCCTTGGCATACTACAAATTATTCAGCAGATGGAGAACGTCTTGGACATTTTAGAATTAGACCAGTTCCAGCGAGTGCGGATGATCCACCATTTGTAATTACACCCCCGTATAATCATAGACCAGACCTTCTTGCAAACGACATATATGGAACCCCAAAACTTTGGTGGGTTTTTATTCAACGTAATATGGATATTCTTGAAGATCCTATTTACGATTTTGAAGTAGGAGTAGAAATCCTTTTACCAAGAGCCGCCGATATAAAAGAATTACTAGGATAATAGATGTTTAACTTATCAAACATATTAAGTAAAACGCCATTTAATCTATCAGATGGAGAAAAGAAGAAATTACTTGATACTGGAGCTCAGGTTCGAGAACAAGCCGAGAACCTAACAGCTAAAGTTCAAGCAAATCTTCCAGAACTCGAAGGTCAGCTTGATGGTCTTCAATCGGGTGCTATGCAGATGGTTGCGGATTTTAAAGGTTCTCCTGAAGTCACAAATTTACTTGGTCAACTCGAAGGTCAGGGTAAAGATATACTTAAAGCTGTAAAACTAGAGGCGCTCCCAGCGGCAGAAACTTTTGGCAAAGAATTGCTTAACAGTGGTCTCGTATCTGAACTTTCTGATGGTATAAGCAATCTTACTCGTAACAACTCTATACCGTTTTTCCTTAATCGAAACGATTTTGATGAGGGAGAAGAAATAGAAACAAAAATACCAAAAGCAGATGACAAAAGTAAAGTAACAGCGAAGAAGACAAAAAAGAATCGCTATGTTAAAAATCCATTAGAAGTTTTCACTAGTGTAAATTATCAACTTTCGATGGGGGTATTATCAAATGAAGAATTAGCTGATCCAGATAATACTTATCTTAAAAATAAAGGACCTCAGGTGATGATACTTAAATCTGGTGGTGGTACACGAACACTTGGGGACAGAAAAGCCTTAACTGCATTTGAACGACAAGATAGTGGAGGAAGAGTAGAATACTTTATGGAAGATTTAGAAATTGATGCTGTAATTTCACCTAATCCAAAAGTACGAACTGCATCACTTAATAAGTTTTCTTTTAAAATTATCGAACCATATAGTATGGGACAATTTTTAGAAACATTACACATTGCCAGCCTCCAAGCCGGCCATGCAAATTATATTGGTGCTCCGATGCTTATAATGATAGATTGGGTAGGTTATGACGACAAAGGTAACGTAAAACGATTATCTTCAATGGAGGGTCAAGACAAAAGATATTTACCTATTATGCTATCTAATGCAGATTTTAAAGTTACGCAAAGTGGTTCAGAATATAATATGCAAGGGATTTCTTATAATGATTCGATGCTAACAGATGAAGTTCAAAAAATACCAACAGATATTACAGTTAAAGGTGGTACACTAAATGAGCTTTTGCAAACATCATCAACTAGTTTAACAGCTCAACTTAATACTACATTGTTAAAACGTGAGTCAAAAGATGAATTAGCATACGCTGATGAATATGTAGTTTTATTTCCAAAGGACCGAGCAAGTGCATCGAATGTAGTTAATGATAATGTGGAAACAACAGCCACTCAAGAAGGTGTTCATAGATCACTTACAGAAGCAAGAAAAAAGTACAACCTTGATCCTAGTAGCGGTACAAATATAGCCGCACTTAAAAAAGCTATATCATTAAATACCTTTGATTATGAGACTTGGACTAAAAAGATTTTAGGAGTATCAATAAGAAGAGGTAATCAAAGCGAGACTCTCAAAGATAAGGCGGCTCAACCAGCAAATACTAATGCGATTGGTAGTTCATCAATAATTTTTACCGTGCTACAAAAAGGCCAGCCAGGGAATCCAACAGATGGTTTTACATACAACTCAGATAAAGACGTTTATGAAACAAGTTCAGCATTTATTCCTAAAGGTACCAATGATATTACTTTTAAAGAAGGAACCAAGATCAATAAGATTATTGAAGAACTAGTTATGTGTAGCTCGTATGGTAGGGGATTAAAGGATAAAAAAGTAAATGACAGAGGTGAAAGAGAATGGTTTAAAATTGAACACCAAGTTTTTAATGTACCAGTATATGAAATAGAAATAAAGAAAGGTAGATTTCCAAGGTTATATGTTTTTAGAGTTGTGCCATACTACGAGCCTGCCGCATCGTGGGTATCACCTACTGACGTTGCAAAAGGTGTTACGAAGATAAGAGATACAACTGTTAAAGAATACAATTATCTTTATACAGGTAAAAATAAAGATGTTATAGACTTTGATATTAAATTTGAATATAGATTTTTAACTCGTGTAACACCAGACAAAGGTGGAAATACAGCAGATCTTAATAATGAAGGTTCTCATGCAACTCTCTTTGAATTAGACGCAATTCGACTAGCCCAAGGGCAGGTTGCTGGTAAACAAGAACTACCTAAAGAGAAGATATGGAAAAAATCAGGAGTTAAGGCTTTAGTAAATTATTCAGGTGGAATGCGGGGAATAGCATCAGGAGAAGCTGATGAAATTGCAAGACAATTTCATGATGCCACAGTTAATCATCCAGTAGATTTAATTCATGCTTCTTTAACAATTTGGGGTGATCCTTATTTTATTTCTGATAGTGGAATGGGGAATTATAATAGTAAAGGTGCTTTTTCAAAGATGATTGATGAGCGAGGGCAAATGACGTATCAAGATAAAAAGGTTTATATTGATCTGCATTTTAGAACACCGTTTGATTATAATCAAGATGGTACAATGGCATTTCCGCTATATTCTAATGGTACAGCTGACGAAGGAACAAAATTAGCACACTTTAGCGGACTTTATTGGGTAAAAGAAGTAGTGTCGCAATTTAACCAAGGAAAATTTCAACAAGAATTAAAATTAATCAGATTACCTAACCAACAAGGCGATGCTAATGCTTTCCCACAATTACCAACCAAGGAAATCCTGACAAAAACTAACACGTCAGGAAGTTATACACATCATTTAAATACACACAAAGGCAACCATTTTGGAGGCGGCAATGATGACAATTTTGATTTTGAATTTTAATAAAAAGAGAAATTAATTATGGGATTAAAACAATCATTTTTAAATCTAATTCAAGCAGACGAACCAGCACTTAAAGATCCTGGTCCGTTCCTAGCTAAAGTTGTTAGTCACCAAGATCCTGAATTTATGGGAAGCCTTCAAGTTGAATTATTAAAGACAACAACTTCAGGTAATGAACCAGGAAAAGCAGGACAAACATTTCATGCAAGATATCTATCACCTTTTGCTGGGCAAACACCCGTTTGGTCAACAGGAAAAAATGATGATTATAGGCAGAGTCAACAAAGTTATGGTATGTGGATGGTTCCACCCGACGCAGGAACAAACGTATTAGTAATTTTTGCTGAGAGTAATCCTAATCAATGTTATTGGTTAGGCTGTATTTGGGACACGTTTCAAAATTTTTCTGTTCCAGGTCATGCCGCCACATCAATAACAACTGCTGGTACGCCTTCAGATTTTAAAGGTAAAAAAATTCCTGTAGTTGAATATAATAAACAACTTGAAAAAGGAACAGTTCACGATCCAACTAAATTTTTAAAACCTTTTCAACTAAGACTTCTTAATACATTATTAGAACAAGGACTAGTTACAAAAGAGTTTATAGATGAGTTTAGAGGCACATCAACGGCTAGTGCTAGACGCGAACTTCCTAGTTCAGTATTTGGTATTAGTACACCAGGACCAGTTGATAAAACTATCGGAGCGCCAAAAGGATATGTTGGAGTTTCAGATTCACCAGCTCATGTATATCGAAGTAGACTAGGTGGAACAACATTTGTAATGGATGATGGTAATGATAAAATTTTAAGAAAAACATCAGCAGGTGAAGGCCCACCAGAATATGCCAATGTTTCTCTTAACGAAAAAAATGGATCACGTGAACTACCACATAATGAATTAGTTAGGATACGGACTAGAACTGGTCACCAACTTCTATTACATAATACAGAAGATTTAATATATATTGCTAACTCAAAAGGATCAGCATGGATTGAATTAACATCGGATGGAAAAATAGATGTTTATGCAAAAGATAGTATGAGTTTGCATACTCAAAATGATCTTAATTTTACAGCAGATAGAAATATTACTATTGAAGCGGGAGCTAATATAGATTTAAAAGCAAGTGGAAGTTATAGTGTATTAGATGGGGAACCTAAATTACGTAAAGGGAATATTCAAATAGAAACACTTAATGATTTTAAATGTTTGTTCGGCGGCAATCAATGGGTTACTACAATAGGTAATACTGAGTATAAAACAAATGGTGAAACTAAAATTACATCAGGTGGACAATCACATATTAAGTCGGGAGGTAATCATATAGAAACTGCTCCACAAATTCATATGAATGGCCCAGCGGCATCAGCCTCTCAAATTGTTTCAGCTCTTAATAAACATATTTTGCCTGGCACTCCAACAAATAATGCGTTAGGAATATTATCACAAAGAGCACCGATGCACGAACCTTGGAATCATCATGAAAATTTAAATCCTTTAGCATTTAAAATTGTATTAACAGATAGAGATAATATAGTAACGGCAGTTAATCCGTTAACATTTGTACCAACAGCAGATCCTTTTAAGAAAGAGTCAACAAAGGCAGATTAATATGAGTAAATCAGATAGAGAATTATACAAACAAATAAGAGTAACTACAGCCGCTAAAGAGCCGTCAGCAGTTAAAAGTAGAGCGTATCGTGGTCTAAGTTCAGTTAATCCAGCTAATTCAAGTAGAGTGCTTTATGATATTGAATTAATTAAACAAGATATTATAAATCATTTTCATATACGCCAAGGTGAAAAATTAGAAAATCCAGAATTTGGAACTATTATCTGGGAAGCAATTTATGAACCATTAACAGAAGGATTAAAAAGGTTAATAGCTGAAAATGTTACAGAGATTGTTAACTCAGATCCTAGAGTTAATGTAGATAGTATTCTTATTGAGCAGTATGAGTCAGGAATTATAATTGATTGTACATTAACGTATCTACCTTATAATATTTCTGAACAAATGCGGCTAACATTTGATGAAGATGCATCATCGTTTGCTGGAAATTAAGTAAGTAGTTAATGGGTTTAAATAAATAGTATTAATAGGGAAAAAACAATATGTCATCAACAAATAGACAAAATAGGTTACTTTTAGCAGAAGACTGGAAACGCTTATATCAAACTTTTCGTAATGCGGAGTTTAGGTCGTATGACTTTGATAGTTTACGTCGTACGATGATTGCGTACATACGAGATAACTATCCTGAAGATTTTAATGATTACATCGACTCTAGTGAGTATCTAGCTTTAATTGATCTTATTGCATTTCTAGGACAAAATATTGCTTATCGTATTGATTTAAATTCTCGAGAAAATTTTCTTGAATTAGCTGAGCGTAGAGATTCAGTATTACGTTTAGCACGACTATTATCATATAATCCAAAACGTAATCAGTGTGCTAATGGGTTACTAAAGTTTGAAGCTATTACAACTACTGAAGAAGTTGTAGATTCAAATGGTACAAATTTAGCCAATCAAACAATTGTATGGAATGACCCAACTAATCCTGATTGGAAAGAACAATTTGAAAAGATTCTTAATGCGTCATTGCCAGTAAATTCTACAATTGGTCGACCTATTAAAAAAGATACAGTAGAAGGTATATTAACACATCAATATAGATATAGAGCAACTAATGTTGATGTACCAATTTTTACTTTTAGTAAAAATATTGACGGACGAAACATTCAGTTTCAAGTAGTTTCAACAGATGTTGTTGATGGTGTTATATACGAAGAACCACCTTTGCCAGGTAATAGTTTCGCATTTTTGTTTAGAGATGATGGACGAGGACCAGGTAGTGAAAATACTGGATATTTTAGTCATTTTAGACAAGGCGTTTTAGACCAAGGACAATTTACAGTTGACGCTCCAAGTACCAATCAAACTATTGCCATTGATGCAGTAAATGTCAATAATACAGATGTTTGGGTGTATCAATTAAATTCATTGGGTAGTGAATCCCAGTTATGGACTAAAGTTGATGCATTAGAAGGTAATAATATTGTTTATAATAGTTTACGAAAAAAGATTAGAAACATCTATGGAGTACTTACTAAAACACAAGATAAAATTAACATAATTTTTTCTGATGGAGTTTTTGGTAATTTACCTCAAGGTGATTTTAGAGTTTATTATAGAGCTAGTCTTAATCAATCATATAGTATTGTTCCTGATGATTTAACATCAATTAGTGTAGCAATTCCTTATTCTTCTGCTGTAGGAAATGCTGAAACAATTAATATAACATTATCATTAAAGTATACTGTAGATAATAGTAGTACTTCAGAAAGTAATTTAAGTATTCGTGAGAATGCACCAGCTACTTATTATACTCAGAATCGTATGGTTACCAGTGAAGACTATCAAGTTGCTCCACTAGGTATTAGTCAAGAAATTGTTAAAGTTAAAAGTGTTAATAGAACAGCAAGTGGTATTTCACGATACTTTGATTTATTAGATAGTACTGGCAAATATTCTAGTACAACTTTATTTGGTAATGATGGTGTTGTATATAAAGAAACTTTAACAAAATATAAACATTTTACATTTACAACAAAAACAGATATTGAAGGTATTATTGTAAACACTATTACACCAGTATTAGCTGAAAAACAATTATTAAATTATTATCTAACAAATTTTCCTAAAACAATTGTAGCAGATTTAGGAGCTAATTGGGTACAAACTACAACTGGAACAAACTTAACAACTGGTCATCTTGAAGATGATGATGGTACAAGATTTCAAGTTGGAAGTTTTACAGGTAGTGCATTAAGATTTCTTGAAGCAGGAACATTAATAAAATTTCTTCCACCTACAGGATACCATTTTATGAAAGATGGTACATTAATGCTTGGTGCGGCCAACCACCCAGGCTCAATTGATTATAAGTGGGTTAAGGTTATTAGTGTTGCAGGTGATGGCGCTATTGATAATACTGATGGATCAGGTCCAATTATACTCAATGATACTATTCCATCAACTGCTATTTTAAATCAAATAGTACCTAAGTTTTCTAAAACATTAGAAGCTGATGTGCAAACACAAATAGTTGATCATGTATTTGCACAAAAAACATTTGGTTTAAGATATGATATTAATTTAAGACAATGGCGAATTATTATAGAAAATAATTTAAGTATTCTTGGAGATTTTAGTTTAGGTAAAACTGGAGATATTACTAATCAACAATTAGATGCAAGTTGGATTTTATTATTTGAAACTGATGGTGAAAAATATACAATTACATATCGTAGTTTACGGTATATTTTTGAAAGTGCAGAAGAAATTAGATTTTATTATGATAGTAGTGATAAAGTTTTTGATAATAAGACAGGACAAATTATTAAAGATAAAATTGCAGTCCTGTCTATTAACTTAAAACCAGATGCACTTATACCATTTACAGTACAGCATGATTGGGAAATTTCTGATGCATATCGTGATGCTGATGGATATGTTGATAGTAAAAAAGTTGAAGTAAGTTTTTATGACTTTGATGAAGATGGCGTTGTAGATGATCCAGAAACATTTCTTGAAATTGTTAGTGAATTAGTAAATCCTTTAACAAAATTTATCTTCCAAAAAAAATACCTTACTACTGATGGAATTGAAGATTATAGTTATATGGATAGTGCAAGTATTACGATAGTTCAAGCAGAAAGTTATATAGGTGCATTGAGTCAATATACTGATGGACAAGTTTTTTATCTAGTCACAGAGAATGTATTTAAAAAATATGTATATGCGACTACGTCAGTAGATTTAATAACAGATTACAGGGCCTTTGTCGGACGAGATAAACTTAAATTCCAATATATTCATGCGGCAGATGATGATAATAGAATTGATCCTAGTGGTAGTAATATTATCGATACATATCTTTTAACAAAAGAATATGATGGGTCGTTTAGAGAATTCCTAGATGGTACAACAACAATAAAACCATTACCCCCAAGTAGTGATAATTTGTTTAATAATTATGGATCAGAAATTAATAAAATTAAATCTATTAGTGACGAAGTCATTTATCATCCTGTAAAATATAAAGTTTTATTTGGAGCTTCTGCAGATTTAGATTTACAAGCAACCTTTAAAATAGTTAAAAATCCAGATCAAGTTGTTAATACTAATGCAATTAAGGCGAAAGTTATTTCAGCAATTAATCAATTTTTTGCTTTAGATAATTGGGATTTTGGAGATACATTTTACTTCTCAGAGTTGAGTACTTTTATTATGGCTACTGTTGCTCCTGATTTAGTTACAATTGTAATTGTTCCTAATCAAGAATTGCAAGGATTTGGTAGTTTATATGAGATTAAATCTGAATCAGATGAAATTTTTATTAGTGGAGCAATTGTTGATAATGTTGAGGTAATAGATGCCGTTACAGCAAGTAGATTAAAAGCTTCAGGTAGAGTTTTAACTGTTGCAACGTCAACTAATTCAGGTATACAAAGTGCTGGTACATATACATCAGGTACTATTACAAGCTCTGGGAGTAATTTAATCTAATGCCTTTTTCGAATGAACAAAGCGAATATCCTTTACCAAGTGCTAGTAAGAAGCCACCACGAAGACATAGTGCTGAATTACTTCCTAGATATTTTAGAACCGGACATAATAAAAAGTTTTTAGGGGCAACTCTAGATCAATTAATAGCACCAGGTGTTGCTGAAAAGCTAAACGGTTACTTTGGTCGCCACGCGGCTAAATCATATCAAGCTAATGATGTTTATATTAAAGAACATACTACGGCTAGAGAAAGTTATCAATTTGAACCCGGCGTAGTTGTTAAAGATACTTTAGATAATGTAAAGTTTTATAAAGACTACAATGATTATATTAATCAAATAAAAGCGTTCGGCGGTAATGTAGATAATCATAGTAAACTTAATAGTACTGAATATTATGCTTGGAATCCGCATATTGATTGGGACAAGTTTGTAAATTTTAGAGAATATTATTGGCTTCCAGGTGGTCCAATAGGAATAGGTATTGCCGGTAATGCTAAAGATGTTATAAGCACGTATAAAGTAACTAAAAAAGATAATATAGATAATAACAGTTATATTTTCACACCTGATGGATTAACATCCAATCCAACATTAAAATTATTTAGAGGACAAACATATATCTTTGAGATTGATGCAGTAGGAATGCCACTAACATTTAGAACTGCACGTTCATTAGATCCTAGTTTATTGTTTACTACAGGACTAGATGATAGTACTCAAACAGTTGATGTTGGAACTATTACCTGGACAATCCCTGATAATGCTCCTGACTCGTTATTTTATGTAAACGGAAATGATATTAATGCAAGTGGATTAATACAAATTGCAGATGCAATTGATAATACAGAAATAGATGTAGAAGCTGAAATTTTAGGTAAAAAAACTTATGTAAGTACTGGCGGAGTAGCTTTTTCAAATGGAATGAAAGTTTATTTCCAAGGAAAGGTAATACCAGAAAAGTATGCTGAAGGCGAATGGTATGTTGAAGGCGTAGGAAACGAAATTACTTTAGTTAATGAAACCGATTTAGAAATTCCGGCTACGTATGCAACAGATAAACCTGTACCTTTTGATACTGCACCTTTTGATAGGTTGCCTTATAGTAATGCTAATAGTTTTGCAGGTGAAAAAGATTATCTTGTAATTAATAAATCATCTAAAAGTAGAAACCCATGGGCAAGATATAATAGATGGTTTCATAAAGAAGTTATTGAACAAGTAGCTACAATTACAGGAACACCCCCAGAATTAGATCAAAATTATAGAGCAAAACGTCCTATTATAGAGTTTGAAGCAGGGTTAAAATTACATAATTTTGGTACTAGTGCTAAAACTGATATTGATTTGCTTGACACATTTACTAAAGATGTCTTTTCAGATATTGAAGGGTCAACAGGATATAATATCGATGGTATAGATGTTGTTGACAACATGAGACTATTGTTTACTGCTGATCCAGATAGTAGAGTAAAAGGAAAAATTTTTAAAGTAAACTTTATTACACATAATCTTGTAAGGCAAATTAGTCTTGTTGAAGAAACAGATACAAATCCAATTGAAAATGAAACAGTATTAGTTAGAAATGGTGAAACGTATAAAGGTAAGATGTGGTTTTATAATGGTACCGAGTGGAAAGCAGGACAAGATAAAATTGCTGTAAATCAGGCTCCATTATTTGATTTGTATGACAAGGATGGATATGCTCTTTCAGACACAACGTATTATCCATCAACAACGTTCATTGGAAATAAAGTTTTTAGTTATAAAGTCGGTTCTGGAATAGTTAAAGATCCTGAATTAGGATTTTCTTTAAGTTATAGAGCTTTAGAAAATACAGGAGACATTTTATTTGATTTTAATTTATTAGCTGACACATATACATATCAACAAGCGAATGCAGTATTAACAGGAAAAACTGATATATCGTTATTACGAGTCTATACTGCTATTAATACATATACTAATGAGTCTGGTTGGGTTAAAGCTGTTAATAATAGTCGACAACTTGTTATAAGACAGTATGTTGTTAGTATTCAACTTAATGATTATGCTATTGATGTTTATGATAGAAGTGGTGATTTAAATGATTTATGGGTTAGAGTTTATGTTAATTGGGTTAGACAAGAAGCGTTAAAAGATTTTGTAATTAATAGAATTAACGGTATAGCATATATTACATTTGTAACAAATTTAAAACCAGATGATGTTATTATAATTAAAACTAATAGTGCAACTAATAAAAATGAAAATGGATATTATGAAATTCCTTGGAATTTAGAAAGAAACCCATTAAACGATAATGTCCTTACATTTACTGTTGGCGAAGTTACAGATCATGTGCAAACTGTTACTGAGTATAATGATGACTTTACAGGCACGTTTCCAGGTCCTAATAATTTAAGGGACTTAGGAAATCTAGCACCGTGGGGCACAAAGTTTGTTCAACATAGTGGTCCAATAAGTCTTGCTTTATACCATCTTACTGATAAAACTGCCAACATTATTAAAGCACTTCGATTTGCTAGTAAAGAATACGGAAAGTTTAGACGCATATTTCTTCAAGAAGCAACACGATTAGGTTTTGATGGAGATACTAGAGAGCATCTTGATCGTTTATTAAAACAGATTAATAAAGATAAAACTTATGATATGCCGTTTTATTTTAGTGACATGGTTGGTACAGGAACGTTATTAAAAGGAAAACATACTGTAGAGGATGTAGATACAAAATTTTATGCATTGTCGGATGATTTTAATTTAACGTCACTATCAGCAAAATCGGTTTACATTTATAAAAATGAAGTTCAACTACTTTATGGTATTGATTATGAATTTGAAACAGACCATCCTGGGTTTGTTACAATTACAGCGACTAAGGCTGTCGATGATATAATTGAAATTTATGAATACCAGTCAACGGATGGAAGTTATATTCCTGAAACACCAACTAAATTAGGATTGTATCCTAAATATACACCAAAGAAATTTATTGATAATACCTATCAAGTACCTACAGAAGTTATTCAAGGTCATGATGGTAATATTTTTGTTTGTTATGGTGATTTTAGAGATAATCTTTTATTAGAATTAGAAAAAAGAATTTTTAATAATATTAAAGTACATTATGATAAAACATTAGTAGATATTCATGAATTTATTGGTGGAGAAAATAGAAATACGGGATTTAGTAAATGGAATAGAGATAAAACTTTAATTACTGACTTCCTTGGTTGGTTAAACAATGTTGGTAATTTAGATTATACTGAACATAGTTTTTATGATAGAACAAATAGTTTTACATTTAATTATGGTAAAATGATGTCTCCAAGCGGTAATCCATTACCAGGATACTGGAGAGCCATTTATAAAGAAGCATATGATACTGATCGTCCTCACACTAATCCTTGGGAAATTCTAGGCTATACTGTTGAACCTGCATGGTGGCAAACAGTTTATGGACCTGCACCATATACCCGTGAAAATAAAATTTTATGGAAAGACATTGAAAATGGAGTAGTTAGAGAACCTGGTAAAGCATTAAAATATCTTTCAGCGTATGCAAGAAAAGATATTACAAAGCATATTCCGGTTGATGGAGAAGGTAACTTATTAAGTCCTTTAGATAGTAACTATGCTAAAAATTATGTTCTTGCTTTAACTAAAGATGTTTTTGTTTTCGGCGACGAAGCACCAACTGAAACTGCTTGGCGTAGAAGTAGTGAATATCCTTTTGCAGTTCTTATAAGTTGGATACTTAATCAACCAGCTAAGATTGTTGGTTTAGGATTTGATAGGTCGCGAATTATTAGAAATCCAGCAGAAGAAATTGTTTATAGTGAAACTGATAAAAGAATTAGATTTAAAGATGTACTTTTTCCAAATACATATTTAGATGTAGATAGATCATCTACTGCTGGATTTATTAATTACATTTTTAATTTTGTTAGTACGCAAACTGTAGATAGTTTCACTACTTATAAAGAAGATCTAAAAAAGATTAAAAATCAATTAGGATTTAAAATTGCTGGGTTTACTGAGAAATCTAAATTTAAATTATTGTTAGATAGTAGAAGTCCGTTTAATGAAGGAAATGTTTTTGTTCCTGATGAAAACTATGATGTATTTTTAAGTCAAAGTTCAGTTGTTGATTTAGTAAGTTATAGTGGAGTTATTATTGAAAAGAAAGCCGCAGGATTTGTTATAAGAGGCTATGACACTACTAATCCATATTTTAAATATTTTAATGTTCGTATATCAGCAGATGATCCGGTAGTAAATGTTGGAGGTATTTCTGAAAGTTTTGTTAGGTGGTTTGCTGAACAAAATTATCTTGAAGGACAAATTGTTGAATTTGATAATGAGTATTATACTGTTAAAATAGCACACAAAGCCGGGTTTAATTTTAATTCTGAGAATTTTGTTAAGTTAGCTGAGTTACCTATAACTGGTGGACGAGATGCGTTCTTTAGACGTCACTTTGATCACACACCTCCTATTATTAATAGTATAAAAGAAATAGCGTATGGTACTTTATTAACAAACATTCAAGATGTAGTTGATTTCTTATTAGGTTACGGAAATTGGTTAGAAGAGAAAGGGTTTGATTTTAATTTCTTTAATCCTGATATTAATTCAGTTGAAAATTGGGCTTTAAGTGCCAGAGAGTTTTTATTCTGGACTACACAGAATTGGGCTGAAAATAGTGTAATAACTTTAAGTCCTACAGCTAATCATTTATCATTTAAAAGAGAACTTCATGTTTCAGACAATATTTTTGATAGTTTTTATGATTATACACTTTTAAAAGCTGATGGACAAAAATTATTACCAGAATTTGTTGATGTTTATAGAGGTGCTGAAGGTGAATTTAAACTTACAGCAAAAAATAGTGCAGACGGTGTATATGCTGTTAAGTTACCATTAATACAAAAAGAACACGTTGTTTTACTAGATAATTATACTGTTTTTAATGATATAATATATGACTTAGAACCAGGGTATAGACAAGAACGAATTAAAGTTTTAGGTTACCGTACAGACGATTGGAATGGTAGTTTAAATATTCCAGGATTTGTTTATGATAATGCAATTGTTAGTGAATGGAGTGAATATAGAACTTATGATGCAGGTGATACAGTAAAGTATAAAGAATTTTATTACCTTGCTAAACAAAAAATTATAGGTACTGAATCTTTTGATGCTTCTTTATGGGAACGTTTAGAGGAGAAACCCACTTCTGTATTAAGACCTAATTTAGATTACAAAGCAAAACAATTTAAAGATTATTATGATTTAGATACAGATAACTTTGATACAAACCAGCAAACTATAGCACAACATCTTATTGGATATCAAAAAAGAGAGTATCTTGCAAATATTATTAATGATGATGTTAGTCAGTATAAATTTTATCAAGGGTTTATTCAAGATAAAGGAACACAAAATAGTTTAACAAAGTTATTTGATACTTTAAGTAATGCAGATAAAGACAGTATTGAATTTTTTGAAGAATGGGCCGTTAAGTTAGGACAGTACGGTTCTGCTGATGGATTTGATGAAGTTGAATTTAAGTTAGATGAAGGTAAATTTAAATTAAGTCCACAACCATTTGAATTAGTTGATACGGTTTCAGGTGCAGAAACAGATTTAATTTATCGTATACGACCATTTGAAGTTTATCTTAAACCTAATTCTTATAATCATAAGCCATTTCCAACACATACAAAAGAGTTTGAATATGTGCAAACAGCAGGATTTGTTAATGAAGAAGATGTTGAATTAACAGTTGCAAAATATGATGATATTCTTAATACTACTATTACAGAGTTAAATGTTGGTGATTATGTTTGGGTAGGATCGCGAGGAACAACATGGGATGTTGTCAAGTATATAAGAACAGCAGATAGAGTTGTACAAGTAACTTCAGATACTGATGCTGGAACAACAACAATAACTCTTAATACACAAGCTAGGTATGAAGAAAAGGAAATTATAGGTATTCTTGATGTAACTGGTGCAGAAAAATTCTTTAAAGTTAAAAGTGTTTCTTTAGCAAATATAATTTGTTATGCAAATGGTGAAACAGAAGATGTAGATGTTGCAGATGGTTTTGTTACTAAATTTATTTCAGCTAGAGTTGCCAACTTAGAAGAAGCAAATGTTAGAGTTCTTAATAGTGAATTACAAGTAGGTGAATTAATTTGGGTTGATGACGATGATAACGAACGTTGGGTTGTATTACAAAATAAACCAACATATAGTACATTCCAGCAAATTTCAAATGTAGAAACTGGTGAAGGACATTTATTTGGTAAAGTTATTGCGACTAATGATAGAAATACAATTTTAATTGTATCAGCCGCTGAAAAAGAACAAGTTTATGTGTTTACTAGAGTTTCTGATAATGTAAATTATACCCATAGACAAACAATCGAGGCTCCAATAGAACTTTATACTGGCCCAGGAAAGTTTGGTACTAGTGTTGCATTAACTGATGATGGAGATCATTTAGTTATCGGTGCCCCGTATGCTAGTAATGTAAGAACTAAATGGAAAGGTGACTTTGATGGTGGTATAGTTTATGTTCCTGGTGACGTTGTTAAGTATTTAGAAACTTTCTGGGAAGCACAATTTGATATTGCGGCGGCAACGGGTGCATTATTATTTCAAAGTTTTTATTCATCAGCATTTATTGAAGAAGCAAATTTTGATGCTGTAAATAATTCATATCCTGAAATAGTTTATGCTATAAGAGGAGACTATGGTTTAGATGTTACTACAGATCATTATTTAATTAGAGCCCCGGTTGAACAATATGAAGGATCATCAGCAAGTGATACAATAGTTCTTAATTGGAATGAATTTTCACAAAATTATCCAACTGGTGTTTTACCGTGGGGTGCAACAGGTCCTGGAGTTGCTAATGTTGAAGGTGAAAGAACTATTGCGGCAAAAATTGATGCTGTTTTATATGTTGATAACTTAATACGTATTCCAACAGTTGGTGATTCATTATCATCAAGTACTGCGGTTGGTGAAGTAGTATATATTCGAATTGAAAATGTTAGCCAAGCAGTAATTTATATGAAAGATGTTAGTGGAGAATACCTTCCTACAGATGAATTTTTCTTAAATGCAGTAAGTTGTGGAACATTTGAATTAATCAAACCAGCTATTGCGACAGAGACATTTGGTGGATGGTGGAAAATTGACGGAATACCTTTATTTACTACAACTGTAAATACCGCACAAGAAATTTCAATACCAAATCTTATAGGGCAAGATTTTATAACTTCAAGCGAATCAAGATCACCAGTTCCGTTTAGTAATACAATGGATGATGTTCATGCATTGAGTTTAATTACTGATCCAACAAGAGGTGGCAGATTAGGACATTTAAGTTATTATGATAAACAAGGATTACCTAATTTAAGTGAACTGTGGTTTATCAGAGCACCAACAAGTTTTACAGATGTATCTAATAAAGACGATACGTTTAAAATGTGGGTTAATACTATTAGAGGCGGTGTTGCTCCAATTTCAGTTTTTGATCCTGCATCATTAGGCTTACCATTTACATATTTAAATAATACCCATCAAATCTTTGATTTATGGTCAGGGTATATTGATATAACATTTACAAACTTTGACAACTTGGGTAATCCTTATGTTCCTCAAGAAAACGAAGTTATTATGGATAATATTACAGGTGCTACGGCTACAGTTGCGTATTTACAAGAACAGTTATTAACAGCTAGAGTATTTGTAAAAGACAGAACTGGCACATTTAGTTTCGGATTTAATAATAGTGCAACAAGTACTATTAGTATAAAAGATGCTATCAGCCCTGGCGTCAATCGTTTATCTGGGAGATTAGATCATGCGGATATGGATAGTGCGGTTACAGGTGAGATGGTGGTTGTTAAAAACACAGATTCAACTCAGTTACCAGTCACTTCGCCGACTTTTCAAATTGAATTAGAAGTACATTTTTATTCTAGCAGTGAAGTTAGTGGTATTGCTAGAACACCCAATTACCCAACACCACTAAACAAAGACTGGATTCAGCAACATAATATCCCTGCACACGCAGAAGGTGTTGAAAGCGGAAATACTAACGAAGGTATCTTTTTAACTTATGATAAAACTGCTAACGGTGAGTATTCATTAAATTATGGATATATTTCTGAACATACAGCTACTAATAAACTTCTTGGTAAGCAAATAGAGTTTGCTACAAACGGATCATTACATTATCTTTATGTTAGTACAGAAGATCTTAGTATAGTTGGAAATGCTGGTAGAGTATATTTCTTTAATCATGGTACTGATATTAATGGAAAAGTATTTGATTACGCAACTGGAAAAAATCAATATTATAAAGGTGTGTTTGATGTATCTCAAGCATATTATGAAAATGACATTGTTTTACATGATCAATATTTCTGGCAAAATAAAACTAATTTACCGGCAGGTGCTTGGAGTCCGACCCTTTGGACCCAGTTATCATCTCATATAGATTATGTAGGATATACTCCTAATGACTTAAATTTAGTTGTTGATAATGAACTTATTGTCGACCAAGCAACATTAAAGAATTTTAGTCATCCATTTACAACTAATAGAGATGGAAATATTTTAGTTGTTGTAGCTGAATTTACTGATAGTGATCCTAAGGTACTTGTTTATAGATTAAACAATGGACATTACGAATTTAGTCAACAAATTGTAACACCTATAGTAGGTATAGGATTTGGTACAGCTATTGCAGTTTCAGATGATGGAACGTTAATTGCAATTGGTGCCCCACTTCAAGATCAAGTAGATACTAACAATGGTGCCGTTTATGTTTATAGACAAGAGTCAGGTAGCTTCATATGGTCACAAACACTTTATAGTCCAGAAGATGATGTAGCAGAAAGATTTGGAGCAACATTAGACTTTGATAAAAATAATTTAGCTGTTTCGTCTCGTGGTGGAGATCTTATAGCAACTACAACATTTGATGCAAATACTACAGTTGTACCTACATCGTTTGATAATAATCTTACTCAGTTTAAAAATGCAAACGAAGATAGTGGACAAGTTCTTATTTTCCAAAGATATAATAACTCATTATTGTATAGTGAAAAATTTGTTTTTAAGAATCCTATAACAAGACGCTTTGGTGATTATGTATTATTTACAGATAATCATGTTTACGTTGCGATGCCAGAATTAACTATTACTCCTGAAGACAATTATATGGGAACAATAATTGATTTTAGACGTGAAAGAAATATTTTATCATGGCAAATGTTACGTTCACCAATTGATCAAATTGATTTAACAAAATTTAGAGGTGTGTTTATTTACGACACAGAAAAGAATTTATTAGGTAGTCAACTAGATTATATTGATCCTATTCAAGGAAAGATTGCAGGGACAGCCGAAGAAGAAATATCATTTAAAACATTATACGATCCCGCAGTATATACAATTGGTACAGCACCGTCCGTCGTTGATACGTCAAATTATTGGGGTAAAAAACAAGTTGGAAGATTATGGTGGGATTTAAGTACAGCAAAATATCATAATCCTTATCAAGGAAATATAATTTATCAGACTGCTAATTGGAATAAATTATTTAAAGGTGCTTCAATTGATATTTACGAATGGGTTGAAACAACACTTTTACCGTCAGAATGGCTTGAACAAGCAGATACTGAAGAAGGGTTAGCAGAAGGAATTAGCGGAACACCGAAGTTTGATGATAATACTTTGTCATCAGTTAAAATTTTTAATAAAGCTTCTCAATCTTTTTCAGACAAATTCTTTTATTGGGTTAAAAATAGAAAATTTACTCCGCATAATGTAGAGTTTAGAAAGACAAGTGCATATGATGTAGCACAATTAATTGAAGATCCTCAAGCTGTAGGATATAAGTTTGTATCGTTATTAGCAGATAATAGATTTGCATTATATAATACTGATGCTTTATTTAATGATGTAAATTCAGCAATTAATTTCCGTTATTGGACTATTGCTAATCCAACTAATATTCATAATGAATATCAACTTTTAAGTGATGGATTAGAGACAAGTAGACCTAAAGTAGATATAGAACGTAAGTGGTTTGATAGTTTAATAGGATGGGATGTAAATTATAGAGCAGTTCCTGATCCTGATTTAAGTGTTAAACAAAAATATGGTGCATTAAATAGTCCGCGACAAAGTTGGTTTGTAAATCGTCTTGAAGCAGTAAAACAACTTATTGAACGAGCTAATGGTGTTCTTAAACAACATATTATTGTTGATGAATATGATCTTAGTAAGTTAAAAGACATTGATGTAATGCCAACGTTAAATTCTGGTAAGTTTGATCAGTCAGTTGATACGTATGCAGAAATTGTTTTTGTAGGTACTGCAAATATTATACAAGCACAATTAACACCTATTTGGAATAATGGTAGGTTGGAGAGAGTTGAGATTGTTAATGGTGGTAGAGGGTATAAAGTACCACCTACATATCTTTTCACTAATATTGGTAATGGTACCAGTGCTGAACTTATTATAACAATTGATACTTTAGGAAAAATTACTACTGTAGATGTTAAACACGCTGGAAGAAATTATGCTGAAACTTCTGGAATTTTAGTTAGAAAATATAGTACACTTGTTAAAGTAGATGAAAATATTAGTGGTAAGTGGTCAATTCATGCTTATAATACTGTTACCACATTATGGGAAAGAACAGATAGTCAAGCGTATAATGTTCCTGAATTTTGGGGGTATGTTGATTGGTATGCGATAGATTATAATCAGTTTACAGACGTTGATTATTTAATTGATGAAAGTTATCAATTAACATCTTTAGATGCCTCTGTTGGTGATATTGTTAAAATTAAAACAGTTGGTACAGGTGGCTGGTTATTATTAAAGAAAATTAAGGATGTAATAGATGCAGATTATACTACAAATTATGAAACAGTTGGTCGACAGAATGGAACAATTAAATTTGCTTCAAGTTTATATAATTATCCGGAATGGAATATAGGTTATGATAGTTTAAGTTATGATACAAGTGATTACGATAATCAACCAGTACATGAGTTTAGAGTAATTTTACAAGCATTACGTGATGATATTTTTATAGATGATCTTGCAGTAGAATATAATAAATTATTCTTAGCAAGTGTACGTTATGTATTTTCAGAACAAAGTTTTGTTGATTGGGTATTTAAAACAAGTTTCATGAAAGCAAAGCATAACATTGGAGAGTTAGCTGAAAAAGTTACCTTCCAAAATGATAATCTTCCGAGTTATGAAAAATTTGTTGAAGAAGCTAAACCTTATAAAACAAAGATTAGAGAGTACTTAACTTCTTATACAAAATTAGATAATACTAATTCAATAACAACTGATTTTGATTTGCCACCAGCTTATAGTGTGCAAGATGGAAGAATTATTCCTTCATCATTAAAAGTTAAAGATGATGCATTATATGGTGTAGATCCTGGACTTATAAATTATCCAAACAAACATTGGAAAGATAATTTAGGTTATGAAGTTGTAATGATTCAAATTAAAGATGGCGGTACAGGATTTCTTGAAATTCCTGTTATTACAATAAGTGGAGGCGGCGGTACAGGAGCCAAGGCACAAGCATATATTGGTACAGGTGGAAAGATTACTTGGATTAAGATAGTAAATGCTGGTTCAGGATACTTGTCAGCACCAACTGTTATAGTTAATGGCACACAATCAGACGGTAGTAAATTAGCAGTTGTTTCAGCGAAACTTGGTAATGGAAAAGTTCGTAGTGCTCACATTGTATCAAGGTTTGATAGAGTTAGTGGAGCATTTTTAATTACTACTCTTGAAGAAACAGAATCTTTTACTGGTAATGCAAGTAAACAAAAGATTGATTTAAAATGGCCAATGGATGTAAGACCTAGTCAGATTTATATTACAATTAATGATGTTGAGAAATTAACAAGCGAATATACTTTTGAAAATATTGCTTATACAGACAAATCATATACAAGATATAGAGGACAAATATTCTTTACAGAACCTCCAGCTAATTTAGCCTCAATAGTAATCAAGTATAGTAAAGCTATTGATATGCTCCAAGCACAAGATCGTATTAATTTATTTTATAAACCAACCGATGGAATGCTAGGAAATGATATAGCACAATTAATGGAAGGTATTGATTATGGTGGTGTAGAAGTTAGAAGTTTTGACTTTGGTGGAGGCGCAGGTTGGTTTTCAGAACCTTGGTTTACATCAACTTGGGATACGTTTGATAATACATATGAAGACGAAGTATTTCAATTAGATGGAAGCACAAATGTTTTTAACCTTGCCCAACCATTAGCAGATGGTGTACTTTATAATGTATACAAAAATGGTGTTAGAGTAGACGATCCAGAATATGATGGTAGTACTGTACCTGGTAATCCTAGTGCAGTTATGCAAACAATTACAGGTGACGGTGTTACTCAAACAATTACTTTAAATGAAGAATTAATACCAACAGTTGATGGTGATCTTATTATTATTAGAAAAGCAACAAGTGATGGTAGTTTTATTCCAGATCCTGATGCTTATGATACAGCATTACAAGGTGGCGATTTAGCGTATCAAACAGCTAAAGGACTTTTGTCAGAAGAGATTGTTGTTGATGGTGATGGGTTTGTTACTCCGTTAACGTCTAAAGGTCCTGAAGAATTAATTCCAGGACAAGTTATGGATACTGTTGATTTTAAAGTATACGACAGAACTGCGGATGGGTCAAGTATTATTAATAGTTATAATTACGTTGGTCAATCTTCAGTTAGTGGATTTCCTATTAATCAATTACCAGCTAGTCAAGAAGATTTATTTGTAAAAGTAAATGGATCAATTTTAGATAGTAGTGAATATACTGTAAACTATCAAACTAAATTAGTAGAATTTGTTAACGCTCCACAGACTGGCGATGCAGTACATATTTCAACAATGTCAAACAATGGTGAAAAGATTCTTGATTTTGACAAGTTTATAGGTGATGGTTCAACGTCACATTTTGTAACACCAGTTGTTTACAAATTAGGATTAACATATACACTTACAGTGGATGGAGAAATTGTAACTACGGATCTACAAGAAACAGATTCTACGTATGAAATTGCAGGCAGGGCCGTATTTAAATTAGGAACTATTCCAAATCCAGGAGCAATAATTCAATATGTAGTTTATGATAGTGCTAGTCAAGTGTTTAGTCAAATAACAACAGATGAGTTTATTGGTAATAGTGTAACGACTAAATTTACTTTAAGTCAGGCTCCGTTTAGTAGTTTACCAGTAAGTCATAATGTTATAGTTAAAGTTGGTGATAAGATTTTAAATGCAGGATACAATCAACAATTTTCAGTTGTACAACAACGTGAATATCAACTAAGACAATGGCAAATTTCACAAGCATCAGTTAGTGCTGAAAATGTTAAAGTCTTTTTGAATAGTGTTGAGATAGAACTAAATCAACAATGGCGTTGGGATACTTTTAATGGATCAGTTGTGTTGTTTGCTGATGTAGGAATAACTGGAGATAATTTAGAAGTATTTGTTATTGATAGTGGTGATTATCAATTTGGATTTTTTGATCCTGGTACAAGTTTATTTGTTAAAACACCAGACGATCTTTACTTAGATACTCCGCCACCAAATGGTGAAAAACTTACAATATATAAATTTAGTAAACATGATATTAGAAAAATTGAAAGAGAAACATTTGATGTAGTGGCTAGAAATCCTGTTACAGTTGGAACAGATGATTATACTGAATTCCATCAATTAACTAATGGCATAATTAGATTACGTGAAGAAGCCATTGATGCTGAATATGTATGGGTTACAGTAAATCAGACATTATTAACTCCAAGTATTGAGTATTATGTTACTGATGATAAAAAACATATTAGAATTGTAGTTGATATCGATCCTAATGATACGATAGAAGTTATACACTTTACTAATCCTGTAATTGTTCCTAAATTTGGGTTCAGAATTTTCAAGGATATGCTTAATAGAACACACTATAAGCGCCTTGGCGATAGTAATAAATATACATTAGCAGAAGATTTACATTGGTACGATAGTAGAATTTATGTAACAAATTATGATAATTTACCGCTTCCTAACAAGGATAAAGGTATTCCAGGTATAATTTTCATAAATGGTGAACGTATAGAATACTATTTAAAAGAAGGTGGTGCTATTAGGCAATTACGCAGAGGTACTTTAGGCACAGGTATTGCAGAGTTACATAAAGCTGGATCACATTTATTTGATCAGAGTGCAACTCAAACAGTACCATATAAAGATGAAATATTAACGCAGGTCTTTGAAGCGGATGGGTCAACAAATGCTATAACTGTTGATTTTATTCCTAAAGATGTTAATGAGTTTGAGATTTTTGTGGCAGGCAAGAGATTACGCAAAGTTTCAATTAGTTCGTTTGATAAAACTGTTGATTTAGATAGCCCTGAAGCAGATATTACTTTACCTGCTGAATTTAGTGTAGATGGGACAACATCAACAGTAACAATGTTGAATACACCAGCTATTAATAGTAAAATTATAGTGGTGAGAAAGCTCGGAAAGAAATGGACAGATCCAGGAGTTCCGTTGCATAGACAGGAAAACAATATAGGACGTTTCTTAAGAAGTGAAGAGGCAACGTTACCTAAATAAATACACTTGTAGGATATTAATATGATAGATAACTTTAATGAACAAAACGGTGTACTTTTAGAAGGACACATTAAGATTTTCGACCCAGACTCGGGTGAAATATTCGTGAATAAGCGAAATGCAATTCATTATGAAAACATGAGCCTTGCATTAGCTGAAAGTTTAGCAAACCAAGGTCAAGGGTTTATTAATAGCATGGTTTTCGGCAATGGAGGAACATCTGTTGATCCAACTGGTATTATTACCTATTTGTCACCAAATTCTACAGGTACTAACGCTAGTTTATATAGTCAAACACATACTAAGGTAATTGACGATAATTCGATTAACAATACAGATCCTACAAGAAATAAGCTAGAAACCCGCCATGTTAGCGGTACAAATTATACAGATATTTTAGCAACTTGTTTATTAGATTATGGTGAACCTAGTGGACAAGATGCAATTGATAATGCAACAGGAAGTGAAAGCCTTTATGTGTTTGATGAGTTAGGACTTGTAAGTTATGCAACTTCAGGTACTGGTAGACTCTTAACTCATGTGGTTTTCCATCCAGTACAAAAGAGTTTAAATAGATTAATTCAAATTGATTATACCGTAAGGGTACAAAGTCTAACTGGCTTTAACGAGGCGTAAGTAAATGGCATATCTAGTATCACATACTGACCTAGCAAATAAAGGTACTATTACAGTTGAAGATAATACTATCAACCAGGTTACTAGTTTAGATATTCCTGGACGTAATACTACGGCTTATGGTACAGCTATTGCAGATAGCTTTTTACACTTACTAGAAAATTTTGCTTTTAATACATCACCACGAAATCCTGTAGAAGGTCAGCTTTGGTATGATACTACAGTAGGTGTTAATCAGTTAAAAATCTTTGATGGTACAAACTGGATTTCTGCGAGTGGATTAAAAAAAGCAACAAACGAACCTGCCGCTAATCAATCAGTTGTAGGTGACTTATGGGTTGATACTGATAACCAACAACTTTATCTTTATACAGGTTCAGGATGGATATTAGTAGGCCCAACATTTAGTGATGGATTATCAACTGGCGTAAAGCCAGCAGTTCTTATTGGAACTGATAATGTTTCTTATACAGTTTTAAAAGTAGAAGTTAGAGCAAAAATACTCGCAATTATTTCAACAGATGGGTTTACACCAAAGATTGTTATTACTGGATTTACTACAATTAAGCCAGGATACAATTTAAGTACAGCAGACATTACAGGTGATGGTGCCGGAAAATATTATGGTACGGCAGAAAAAGCAGAGAACTTAATTGTTCTTGGAGAAAATGTACCTGCATCGAGTTTCTTAAGAAATGATGTACTCAGTACAAGTTTATTTCCACTTAAGATTAAAAACAATTCAGGTATTATTGTTGGTGCCGATAGTGCATTATCAATTGGCGTAGAAGGTCAAGCAGGAATCGTTGCCCACCAAACTTCAGGATCAAATATTGACATAAGAGTTAATGATGCTGGCACAATTAAAACAGTAATTAGAATTGATTCACAAGCTAAAGTAGGTATTAATAACTTATCACCAGATGAGTCATTAGATGTTGTTGGTAACATTCAAACTGATAGTTCGTTACTAGTTGAAGGAACTACAGATGCGTCAACTATTAGTACAGGAAGTATTACAACTAAAGGTGGCGTAGGAATTGCTAAAAAGTTATTTGTTGGTAGTGATACTAATATTGCAGGATTACTTACAACACAAAACATTGTTCCTAATTTAACATTAGCACGTAATCTAGGAACGTCAAATGAACAATGGTTAAACGTTTATGCACAAACATTCGTTGGCAATCTAACAGGAAATATTACAGGAACTGTTAGTGGACGTTCAGGCTCAGCAGATAAACTTGCTAGTCCAACAACGTTTCAAATGCAAGGTGATGTTTCAGCACCATCGTTTAGTTTTGACGGACAAGACGAGAGTACTAAAACATTTACTACAAGTATTGCAAACACTTTTATTGCTAATAAAGTAGAAAGTGCTATTAGTCAAGTTGATGATGAAATATTAATTAACAGAATAAGTGGAGATACTGGCGTATTTAAAGTTAATAGAAATAACTTATTTGCTTCAATTCCAACAATGCCAATTGGAATGATTAGTCCATTTGGTGGAGAAAGTGCGCCTATTAATTGGCTACTTTGTGATGGACGTGAAGTTGCTATTGCATTATACCAAAACTTGTTTAGTGTTATTAATTATAATTTTAAAGATCAAATATTAGTTACAGCAGGATTTTTCTGCTTACCAGATTTAAGAGGAAGGTACCCATTAGGTATAGATTCTATGGGCGGGACATCAGCAAATACTGTTACAAGTTCAGCCGCTGATAATATAGGAACACACGCAGGCCAAGAAACACAGGAAGTTGCACTTACAAACTTGCCAGAACATGAACACGATTTAAGAGGTCCAAGTGGTGATCAGTATTATGCTCTTAGAGATGTTGAAGGAACACCAAATGATCCAGAAGCAATTCAATATGATTCACCAACTGGGACAGGTGCAGGACAAGCCTATCCAACAAGTGGTGGAGTATTAACAACGCAACAGGTACCATTGGGGCAACCTGTTGATATTATGAACCCATATATGGCAGTAAATTATATTATATATGCAGGTGTAGTGGAAGAAGTATAATGAGTTATAAGTTAAACAAATCCGACGGAAGTTTATTAGTTGATTTAGTTGATGGTCAATTAGATACTACTACAACTGATATATCTTTAATCGGAAAAAACTATTCAGGGTTTGGTGAAGCATTAAATGAAAATTTAATTAAGATGCTTGAGAACTTCTCAAAGTCATCTGCTCCTAGTAATCCTTTAATTGGTCAGCTTTGGTATGATACAGCAACACAACGAGTAAAAGTTTATGACGGTGTTGGATTTAGAACAAGTGGTGCACCAGCAGTTCAGGCTCAACAACCAAGTAACTTGGTTGCTGGGGATATTTGGATTGATAGTGACAATAATCAACTTTATTTTTATGATGGAACTGATTTAGAATTAGCTGGACCGCTTTATACTAAAGGTCAAGGTAAAAGTGGATTTGACATTGTTACTCTTATAGATACATTTAATAATAGTCATGTTGTAATGAAATATTTTATTGCTGGAACTATTGTTGGTGTTTGGAGTAATACAGATTTTCAACCCGCAACTGGCTTTACTATTTCTGGTATAACTGGAGAGATTAAAAAGGGATTTACACCAGTTAGTCTTGATGATTTTAGATACCGAGGTATTGCCGACCAAGCTAGTGCATTAAGAGATACTTTTGGAAATGTTAAATCAGCGGCACAATTTTTGCCTGCAGATGCTGATTCAACTACAACTGGTTCATTAACAATACAAAACTCAGGCGGCCTTACAATTGGGTTAGCACAAAATAATATTTTAAAAGTAGTAGGTACCTCGTTTGTTAGTGAAAACCAACTATCTAATCATGATTGGAAAGTTAGAGTTAGAAAACCAACAGGCTTTGTTGATGCTCTTGTAGTTGATACATCAGAAGATCATTTCGGAGTATTCCAATCAGATCCACAACACGCACTTCATGTTGGTGGTGATATGAAAGTTGATGGCGACTTTACAGTAGGTGGTGCTTCAGTTTTTGTAGAAACAACGGATTTAAAGGTACAAGATAAGAATATTGAATTGGCAATAACAAGTGATAATACTCCACTTGATAATGCTGGAGTTGATGGTGGAGGTCTTATACTTAGATCATCACAAGTAGATAAAGAATGGGTGTGGAAAAACACAACTCAAGCATGGACTAGTTCAGATAATATTGATTTAGCCGCAACAAAAGGTTATAAAGTTGACGGTGCAGAAGTATTAAACAAGACAGAAATAGGATCAACAGTAACCCAAGCATTAGGGTTAACACAAATAGGAACACTTGCTGAATTAACTGTTGATGATATTAGACTTGATGGTGTTGCTATTAGAACTACCGCTCCTGGATTACAAATTGCTAGTACAGGACCTATTGAGCTTGTAACAATAGTTGAAGGACCTAATACTTACGGCGGACAACAAGAAATTAAAGGGGTAGCTGACCCAACTACTAATCAATCAGTTGCTACAAAGTTTTATGTTGATGATCAAATAAATCAAGAGCCTGTTATTATGAATTTAGACATAACAGGGCTTTCAAATGGTGATATTGCTACAGTAATTGAAGATGTGTATCCAGCAGGAAATAAGAAAACTGGCTCATATGCTTATATTACAACTGCTTCAATAACAGGAGCCACAGTTAGTGGAATTAATGTTGATACACCAGTTTTAAATAAGTCGTTTATTGCAGTTGATTCAAATGGTGTACAGAATGAAAGTGTACTACAGGATATTGCATTCAGTAGTGCAAGTGGTACTGTAAATGTAACAATAAGTAGAGGATTAAAGCGTTTTATCGTAACAGGTTCAACGTGGTTATTTGATGGCGATTTATCGTCCAGCGGCGGTTTATGGTAATAAACGATAAATATACTTAATAGGGGTTAAACTATGGCATATACAATAGACAGATATAACGGAGTAACATTAGTAGTCGTAGAAGACGGCACAGTTGACCAAACTACTGATATTAAATTAGTAGGTAAAAACTATGCTGGATACGGCGAAATTCAAAATGAAAACTTCCTTCATATGCTCGAGAACTTTAGTGGTGCGGCACAACCGCCAAAAGCTATCTCAGGGCAAATTTGGTTTGACGCTACATCAAGTAAATTAAAATTTTATGACGGAACTAAATTCCGTACAACGGGTGGTGCTGAAGTTGCCGTTACAGCTCCGGCAGGATTAGCTACTGGTGATTTATGGTGGGATTCTGCAAATGAACAATTATACGCTTTTAACGGAACAGGCTATGTATTAATAGGACCTCAAGGTATTGGTAGTACTGTTTCACAAATGGTTACTGCAACCGTTCGTGATACTACTAGTGTAAACAGAATTATTATTAAAGCAATTGTTAATGATGAAGTAATCTTTATTATTAGCTCAATAGCATTTACAATAGACTCAACAGACCCAACTAACGCTATTACTGGCTTTGACAGTATTAAAAAGGGTATAACATTACGTAATACAACAAACGCAACAGGTGGTGTAACTAGTTCAACAGATTTTTATTGGGGAACTGCAAGTAATGCCTTACTATTAAATGGTAAATCTGACACAGATTTTGCTCTTGCAGGATCAGGCGCATTTACGGGATTAACAACTTTCGCAGATGCTGGTATTGCCATTGGTGATTCCAATGACATGAAGATTTACATTGAAAATGATAATGAAGGTGTTATACAAAATCAGGTTGGTACAAAGATTAAATTTAAAGTTGACGATGATGTAGGTGTTGTTAAAGAACCACTTACAATTACAGCCGTAGGAATGTATCCACCAATAACAGATACATTTGAATTAGGAACAGCTTCATTAAAATTTGCAAATATTTATTCAACTGTTTTTACAGGACTGGCTTCACAAGCTGAAACACTTAAAGTAGGTGCTAATTTTAGATCCGCAGATGTAGCCGCAACTAATAATACAGTTGCAGTTAGAGATGGTAGCGGTAATTTATTTGCAAACCTATTTACAGGTACAGCTACAGCGGCACAATACGCTGACTTGGCAGAGAAATACACAACTGATCAAGAATATGCTATTGGTACAGTCGTAGCAGTATCAGGCGATGCAGGTTCAGAACTTAAAGAATGTGATGTAACAAACGAAGATAAGATTTTAGGATTTATTGCACCAGCACCAGTAGGTGTTGTTAGTGAAAATCCAGCTTTCTTAATGAACAAAGATGCATCAGGACAAAATATTGCACTTAAAGGTAGAGTTCCAGTAAGAGTAATTGGCCCTGTAGACAAAGGGCAATCTATTTACGCAGGTCCATCCGGAAAAGCAACTACAGTAATTGAGAATGGCGCATTAATTGTAGGTGTTGCACTCGAATCAAATGCTAGTACTTCTGAAAAACTAGTGGAATGCATATTAAAGGTATAAGAACATGGCAGTAGGCGATATTATTACAGCGGCTCGATACAATAATTTACAGAGTCGAGTTGCTACGATTATGGGAAATGGCTCCGGAGACGACGGATATGGCCAATCCTTGAATAGTTCTCAAGTTGCCGTAGCAGAAACAGTAACAGCAACTCACATGGCGTTATTGTTTAATGATATAGAGGCTGGTATAAAACACCAATCAAACTTAGGCCCTGCCGAAATTGTAATTATTGACGTAGCAGATGTAATTGAAGATAGTAACTCTGTTAATAAAAAGGGTGTTGCTCAGTTTGAAAGTGAAACTACTACATTAGAAAATAATAAATTCGCAATTGATGTAAATCAAGGTACTGCTGAAGCGGCCGTTCAAGGTCAGTATACTACTGATTGGAATGGTCAACTTGATCATTTAGTAAATGTGACGTTTACAGATGGTAATCATGCAAGGCATTTCTTTAATGCAGGCGGCGAAGTTCGTTTTTCAGCAAATCTTCAGTCATTTCCAGCTGAAGCTAAATCAATTAATTGGGCTACAATATTATCTAATATGCAAACAATAAAATTTAACTATACAGCCACGTCAGCAACAGGATCAGGTACTGGTTCAGCTATTGGTTATCATGATCTTACTACAAGTTTCCAAGCAATTTTTGACAAACAAGGCTCGGCACCATATGCAGAAAACCATTATATTATTGAAGTAAAAGGTGATGTAGCAGTAGATCCATCAGTATTACAATTTAGAGTTAATTTTGATGATGATGATCCTACAGAGCCAGGTACACCAACTGATGAATTAGTTAGTGGTACCCTTACAAGTATTGTTACACAATTCCGTCCTACTGGCGTAAACGTTTCGGTTCCAACACCAACGTATGCCAACGATCCTGGCAGTAACTTAACCTAATTTAACATCTCCAAGCTAAATTTCCTGTAAATACACACGTATTATAGGAGATAGTTATGGATGAACGGTTATCTAAAGCATTAGACTTTTCTAATTATATGGTAACGCTCAATAACCAAAAGCGTGTTTTAAAAGAAAAGTATTATCAAAGTGCTGTTCATTATTTTAATGGTGGTCAATTTTCAGTAACTAAAGAATTAATTACTTTTGTAAGTATGCTTATTAATAAAGGTAATGATTCTGATATAGTTTTGCTTGATGATAATGATACACCGATTAAGATTGACGATTTAATTAAATTTTTTGATGATGTACTCGATATTTATTTTACAGCAACAAATGAATATCAAACAGAGTACGAAAAGATTAGAACTAAAAGATCTGTATCTGGATTAGTTGATGAGCAAGAATAAAGGTATATTAATTTTTGCTCGAAATAATGCCCAAATAGATTACGTAAAACAAGCACATTTTCTAGCAAAGCGTATTAAGGAATACTTAAATCTTCCTACATCTATAGTTACGGATAGTGTTAATTACCTTAAAGATACATATAAAGATTATAAAACAGTTTTTGACCAAGTCATTGAAGTGCCAGTTGCGTGTTCACCAAGTGTAAAACGTTATTATGATGGTACTAATATCTTTAAACAACTAGAATTTAAAAATGATTTAAGAACTAGTGCGTTTGATTTAACACCATATGATGAAACACTAATGTTGGATAGTGATTATGTTATAAGTGATTCTTTGTTTAAGCATTGTTTTACACAGGACCATGATTTTTTAATTTATAAAGAAGCACATGATTTAAGTGGTTTTAGAGATCATGCACAATTTGTTCATGTTAGTGATACTAGTGTTGATTTCTATTGGGCAACGTGTGTATTTTTTAGAAAAACAGAAACTAATAAGATATTTTTTGAACTAACAAAGCATATCCAAGAAAATTGGGGCCATTATAATAGTATCTTTCAAATTAACAAGGGCACGTTTCGTAATGACTGGGTGTTTAGTATTGCTATTCATATAATGAATGGATATCAACGTGGGGATTTTTCTCATAAAATGCCAGGTAAAATGTTTTTTATAAGTGACAAGGACATTTTGTGGAAATTAAAAGATGATAACTTTTTGTTCTTAATACAAAAGGAAAATTATTTAGGAGAATATACGCCACTAAGAATAAGAGGTACTAGTGTTCATGTAATTAACAAGTTTAGCCTTAATAGGATAATAGACAATGCGTAAAGGTTTCGTATTTTTAGCACAAAATAGTGAGGACGATTATGTAAAACAAGCGTGTCTATTAGCTATGAGCTTAAAAGCAACTCAAAAAGATTGTAATATTTGTTTGGTTACTAATGATACAGTTCCAAACAGGTATCATAAATTATTTGATGACATTAAAGAAATACCATGGAATGATAGTGCAGAAAATAAAGACTGGAAAGTAGATAATCGTTGGAAGTTGTATCATGCATCACCATATGACGAAACAATTGTGCTTGATACTGATATGTTAGTATTACAAAACTTAGATACATGGTGGACTTTTTTAAAAAATTATGATTTATTTTTTGTTAGTAATGTTTACACGTATAGAGGAGAGTTAATAACAAGCGATTATTATCGTAAAACTTTTACTGCAAATAAGTTACCAAATTTATATGCAGGATTTCATTATTTTAAAAAGTCAGAGTTTGCAAAAGAGTTTTATACATGGTTAGAATTGGTAATGAATAATTGGGAACTGTTTTATAGCAAGTATGCTAAAGAATTATACCAAAAAAGTTTAAGTGTAGATTTAAGTGCGGCAATAGTTGCTAAAATACTTGACTGTGATAAGAAGATTACAAATAATAAATGTTTATTTCCGAGTTTTATACATATGAAACCATATGTGCAAGGGTGGGAACAGCCTGGTAGTAAATGGCAGAACCGTGTAGGTAGTTATTTAACGCCAGAATTAAAATTAAAAATAGGAAATCATATGCAACAAGGAATCTTTCATTATACTGAGAACGATTTTGTTACGCATGACAAAATTAAGAAATATAGAAAGTGGGTAGGAGTATAATATGGAACGATATGCTGTTTTTAATCCAGACACAGGTGAAGTTTTATCATTACCTAACTTTAAACCAACAGAAGGAAGTTTTATTGAGGTAGAGCCAAGGAGTGTTGATGGTATTTTAAAAGGTATCGAGCAATTATCTCATTATTGTGTTGAATACTCCAAACGTAAAAAACAATACGAATTAAAATCTCGTTTATTAGACGAAATAGACTCATACAATGTCAATGATCTCATATATGAAGTCCCTACTAGAAAGACTAGTAATGCAGATTTAACAATAACACAAAATATTAAGGATACTTGTTGGACAATTAGTATAGGTGGTAATCTTAAAGTTAATTTATTGTCACAAAACGTAAGTTTCAATAATAAATTAAGTTTTAGTGTCACTAGAAAAAATGATCCTAACATTCTTTATAAAACTTTGCAATTTGATTTCGGTAAACTAGAACATAGTCTACCATTTACAGAAGATTTTGAATTTCAGGGTGAGCCTGTTTCAATTTATACAATGAAAAGATTTGACAAATATACCTTGGAGGTAATACGATAATGTTTTATATATGTTTATTAATTTTTCTATTAAATGACGGATTTAGTATGATCCGACATTATAGTCCATACCTACGTGATGTTAGACAACGTCTTATGGATAGAATGACTAGGAAATGGTTCCTAATTGTTCACAGTACTATTGATATTCTTGCTGTTCTTGGAATGATTTACTTGTGGGAAGCAAAATATGTTTGGGTTTTAATAGCGGTACCTGTTTTTATGATTGTTTGGTACATTCCGTTATGGTTGAGAAAGCGTAAAGCATGAAATTTAAAGTAATAGCAGGACCATGCCAACATGAAAGTTTAGAACATAGCTTAAAAGTTATAGAGTATTGTAAGTCTACAGTATATAACCAAGAGTTTGATTACTATTTTAAGACTAGTTTTGATAAAGCCAATAGAACTAGTCTTGATAGTAAGCGTGGAGTAGGTTTAGAGCAAACGCTTATAGATTTTGCAGAAATAAAGTCACGCTTTCCTAAACTTAAGATACTTACAGATGTTCATGAACGAGATCAAGTTAGAAAAGTTGCTGGGATAGTAGATGTAATTCAAATTCCAGCGTTTCTTTGTAGACAAACTGATTTAATTAGAGAAGCGTGTGACTCGGGATGTATTGTTAACATTAAAAAAGGACAATTTTTATCCCCATATGAAGTTGACGGTATTATGAGTAAAACTAAAGGTGCTAAAGAAGTCTGGATTACAGAACGTGGCAGTAGTTTTGGATATAATAATTTAGTTGTTGATATGCGAGTTTACATATAATGAAAGAAGCAGGATATACAGTTATATTTGATGGTACTCATTCAGTACAGCAACCAGGAGGTATGGGTACATCAACAGGTGGTAACAGAAATCATGTAGCACCGTTATGTAGAGCCGCAGTAGCAGTTGGTGTTGATGGATTGTTTATGGAAGTACATGATGATCCGGATAATGCACCGTCAGATGGTCCTAATATGTTAACGTTTCCGATGTTTAGGGACGTAATGTATGAAACATCAAAATTTGTGAAAGCTCGTTATGTCTGATATTAAACTTGCAGAACAAGATATTATATTTTTAAGCTATGATGAACCTAATGCTGAAAAGAATTATGTTGATTTAGTACAAAAAGTACCATGGGCTAAACGGGTTCATGGTGTAGAAGGATCAGATGCCGCTCATAAGGCGTGTGCAGAGTTGTCTGAAACTAAACACTTTGTTACAGTTGATGGAGATACAATAATTAATCCTACATTTTTAAATGTTGTTCTTGACTTAGATGCGTTAGGCGTAGATGATGATTATCAATTTAGTTGGTGCGGCAAAGTTAACGTCAATGGGTTAATGTATGGTAATGGTAGTTTAAAAATGTGGACTAAAGACTTTGTTAAGAATATGCGTACACACGAAAACACAGATGGTAACGATGATACTATGATAGAGTTTTGCTATTTTGACAATTATTATCAATTAAATGACAACTATAGTGAAAGTATTATTAACTCAACTAAAGCCCAAGCCTTTAGAGCTGGTTTTAGAGAAGGTGTTAAGATGAGTCTTAACAGAGGGACAAAGGTTACTAATTTAGCAAAAGATGTTTGGTGGCAAAATTATCATAGATTGTTAATATGGATGAATGTTGGTATTGATGTAGAGTATGGTATATGGGCAATTTATGGTGCTAGAGAAGGTTGTCATCTTGCACTTACTGATTGGGACGTTTCACAAACACGAGACTTTACTATCCTTAATAAAATGTGGAATGAAACATATAGTAAAGTAGCAGACGAAGAAATATATCATAGAGTAGGTGAACTTGGTTGGCGTTTAAATAAATTAGGCTTACCAATGGATCATCAACCGTTGTCAAAGGATCAAAGTAAGTTCTTTAAAACTGTTTACGTTAATACCGATAGGGTAATAGGTAGAAAATGAGATACTATATAGGAACATTTCGTATGAAAGATGATGAAAGTTCTGATATATGGCACGATACAATTATGCAAGAGCAATTAGGTGACGTATTAAGTGATGCATTTCTTTATGGTGGAAAGCTAATGGAAGAAAGAAGTGTACCCCAAGACTTTGATATGCTTCATTGCCACATATATGCAACATTTAAAGATGAACGTAAAGCTATGTTGTTTCAATTAAAGTATCCACAAGTTAGACCTTCAGAAAAAATCCAACCAGAAGAATATGCAAAAAATTTGAACTGGGTAGCTTAATGAATGAAATAGACAGAATTAAAAAAGTACTACCTATCACAAACGAGATGTTTAGTCCAACATTTTGTTTAGCTAAATGGCATCATACTACTATCTATCTTGCAACAGGTGAAACACATAGTTGTTATCATCCTGCACCGCACCCTATACCATTAGAAGAGTTAAAAGACAATCCTAGTGCGTTACATAATACAAAAGAGAAAAAAGCACAACGTAAACAAATGTTATGCGGAGAAAAACCAGAAGGGTGTAACTATTGTTGGAAGATTGAGGCAATGGGTGATAGATATATTAGTGATAGACATATTAAAACAGCAAGTATATACACACGTGAACGTGTTCAAGAGATTGAAAGGGAAGATGATGACTTTAATATCAATCCTGAATACATAGAAATTAGTTTTTCAAATGAATGTAACTTCAAATGTGGGTATTGTCACCCCAAAGCCAGTAGTAGATACTGGAAAGAGATAGAAGATCATGGTCCTTATAGTATGTCAAGTACACATAAGCAAGATATTGACTGGTTTAAGGTGTATGATAGGGAAGAAGAAAACCCCTATGTAGAAGCATGGTGGAAATGGTGGCCTGAAGTTAGTAAGACGTTAAACATATTACGCATTACTGGCGGAGAACCCTTAATGCACAAGAGTTTGTGGGACTTGTTTGACAAGTTAGATAAAGATCCTAAACCTCATATACAAATAGAAGTTAATAGTAATATGGGTGTTAAGCCTGCGTTGGTACATAAGCTAACAGAGAAGGTTAAGATGTTAAGGGCAGGCAATAAGATTAGAAGTTTTAAACTTTATACTAGTATTGATACGTGGGGACCTCGTGCCGAGTACGCTCGTACAGGGTTAGATATTAAATTATGGGAAGAAAATTTAGATTATTATTTAAGTAACACAGGTTGGCCCGTAACTTTTATGATTACTTTTAATATTTTTTCTGTAACTAGTTTTACTTTATTATTAGAAAAAATTCTTGAGTGGAGAACAAAATATAACTCCACTGACAATGAAACACAATGGCAACGTATAAGATTCGACACCCCTCATCTAAAAGAACCTAGCATATACGATATGAATATTTTACCAAAAGACGACTTTATGCCGTATATGTTTCAACATTTGGATTTTTTACAAGATAATGAGAGAGAAGGAGATAGAACAAAGTTCAGTGTCATTGAAGTTGAGAAATTTCGGCGTGTAGTAGATTATATGAGAACTACTCATTATGAAGAAGCAAAACTTAAACAAGCTCGTACTGATTTTTATCATTGGTTTACTGAGTTTGATAAAAGGAGAGAATGTAGTTTAGTTGAAACGTTTCCAGAACTACAAAAATTTTATAATGACTGCAAACAGCTCTAAAACACTATGTATTCTTCCGTGGCTTCATATGTATGTCAATGCAGATGGTAAAGTATTACCTTGTTGTATAGGCGATTATAATAAACCATTAGGAAATACACATACAAATTCTATAAAAGATATTTGGAATAGTCCTGAATATAAAAAAATGCGTTTG